TTCTATACCGTGAGTCATAAGTCTGAATGTTACTGTTCTTCCTGAAATGGGTAGGGTATAGTCTATTTGGTTCGTTCTGTTCTCAAACGGCGAATAATCGACCTCCTTGTGCTCAATTTGAGTTAAATCTATTGTAACTTTTTGTTTATTACCAGGAGAAAATGGATCATCCACTTCTACTGTATAATCCTTACCATATCCCAAAATTCTAGCAGCAACCATTATTGCATTCTTATCACCAACATACAAATCATTGTAATTAACTGGAGTAATAATTAGAGACTCAAACAACTTATCTAATACTACACCTTGTTTAATAAGGTTTTGTGATGTCAATATGTCTTCTTCCTTTGCAGTCATATATTTCATTTCAACCGTTCCACTTGTAAGTGGATGTCCTTCTGGATATAAAAGACCTTTTGATGGCAAAGGAACAATTTCTGTTGGAAACTTTGATTTTTTAACTTCGGTTTGTTTGTGTTCAGACAGGAGTTGTGCTTTGATGTCTGCATCCGAAACAGTCTCGTCATTGGCTATATTATAGCCCGTAGGAATTTTTGTCATAACTAATCCTATAACATTGTGTATAATAAAACGTTTTAATGTACTAAAATAAATATGGGTATACCGAAAAAATCAGTATACCCGTATTTTCTAGATTCAACCCAATACGATGATATACAATATATCAGTATTGGAGAATAGCATAATCGTAGGCGAGTGTGAGAGAAATCTCAACAAACGCATCGTTTGCCCAATCCATTTCACCGAATGTTGTTGCAGTGATGAATGCACCTTTGAGTGTCCATTCTTCAACTTTATCACCAACAGGTCCGAGAACATGAAGTGTCAAGTCTTTTTTGTAGAAATCGGAATATCCATCACGGCCTGTTACAGATTCGTGTGAAAGACGTACCCATTCCATAACTGCCTGAGCAGCAGATGGTACAATAGGATCATACAATTTGATAGTTACATCCTGCCATTCACCTTTACCCTTTACTTTTCTTTTAACGTTGATGTGGTCAAGTGTAATTGGGTTAAAGTTAATATTAGGACGACCTGCACCCTTTACCAAATAAGCAGGAACACCCTCAATGTACATGATAAATCGATTCTGTAATTTCGGCTCAAACGGAGTAAAAAAGATTTCCGTGGGATCAAGTAATTCAGCCATTTATATCTCCAAATTAAAATTATTCTTTTACATAAATATAAAACTTTGAAAAAAATTTGGGGAGTATATTTCAACCCCCCAATTAAATCAATTAAGCACCGGGAAACGCCGCACCAGTAGACTGAATGTTGAAATCAAGTATGATAAATTCAGCTGTCTTAGCAGGTTGTAGATACAACTGTCCGTAAAGAATGTTACGGTCAATAATATCCGGTGTATTATTACTTTCATCCATGATAACACGGAAAGCATACAAACCTTGACGTTGTTGAATTGATTCAAGATATGGATTCACAATATTCAAGAAGCGAGTTCTTGTTTGTGATGTGTTTTGTTCAAACACAAGGTATCTTGTAGAAGAAGCAATAAACTTCTTAGCAGCAATCAACAATCTACGAACATTGATACGGTCAAGAGCCGATGGACGACCTTGCAATGTTTTTTGACCCCAAACACAAACGCCTGTTGATGGGAACACTGCAATAGGATTGATTCTTGCCTCATACAATGTATCTCTTTCGGCTTGTGTCAATCTTGTCTTAACTTCTACCACTTCTGTCAAACCACCACGATTCAAACCGGCAGGCGCAAACCATTCTGCAGCAACACGGTCATTGAAAGCGATAACGCCAGGAAGAACAACAGATGGTGGAACCCAAATAGGTTTGTTTCTATCCAAATCAAGAATCTTAACCCAAGGATAATATGTTGCAGCATAGTTTGTATCTATCCCTTCGGTTGTAGATACCGCAGTTGCAATATTATCGTTTATTCCAGTTGAATCCATTACATAGAAACAATCACCACGATTTTCACACATATCATAGGCATATGATGTTATAGGTGAATGTAACTGATGCAATACACCAGGTGTGACAACCATGTTAATATCAAATTCATCTGCATTTGAGATAGTATCTATTGCCTTTTTGTAAGCAGTATATCCATCAGCAGATGTATTTGAAATATCGAATCCTTGTGTATTTCCTGCAAGAATATTAACACCTGTTTTCTTTTGAAGATTTGGCTTGTGACCGTCAAATCCTCCTTGGAATGGCAACATAAACTTACGAGTATCGAGTGCAGTATTTGTAGTCAAGTCAATAGATGAACTATAAGCAGTTGCACTTGATGGGAAATTAGCAGCAGGATTTTGTTCATAATCACCCAAGTAGAAATCTATATTAGATCCTGTTGTTTGATTATCAGCAATAGGCAATGGTCTTAAATAGTTAAAGTTATCTGTGTTTGAGAAGTCATAACTGAATCCCCAATATACTCGTCTATTGTAAGCACCACCAACTGTTTGTGAAGCAACATAAGTTGCAGCAGGTGGTTGTGTGAATGCACTTGGTATAGGAGATGTTAGAGCACGGAAGCCAAATGGAACCAAATTCGGTGAAGTTGCACCATTAGCAACTGCCTCTGTTACCTCAACTCTAATATATTTTGACTTATTAGCATAATCACCATTTACAACAACTTTACCTTCACTTGTAATTGTAATATATCTATCACCAACTACTCTTGAAATATATTTTGGTGAGTTTGGATCGAGATTACATTTGAATTGTTCAACTACTGATGGTCTTATATCTTCATCTTCACTTGTAAATGGTGTTTGTGGAAGTTTAGATTGATCAACAAATCTAACAACAACATCAAAATCACCATATTCAGAACCGGCTATTGTTCCAGCAGGACGAATGTTAGCAATACCAACTTTTACTTCATAGTTTGAATGAACACCATGAGAAAGAGTGTGGAATCGGAACAAATCTGATTTAATAGCACCAATTTTCTGTGAAGTAACCCAGGGGGTTGATGCTTCAAGATAATCAGTTGTGAAATCCCAAGGAGAACCAGCAGAACCAGTTTCCAATACAATATAAGTTGCAGCATCTGCAGCCAATGAAGCAGATGCCTGTTTCTTAAAGTTTACATAATTGTAAACGGCGTGTGTACCATATGGGTTATATCCATACAAATCACCAATAAATGATGTATTTTCTGGATCGATTGATGAACTAAATGCCAAGCCGTTTTCATTTACAGCATTAGTAAAAGTAGATACATCGGTTGTAAACCCACCAGATACAGTCAATACAAAACTACCACTTTCATTAGCAGATATAGTAGTAGTTGCAAAAAGAGAATCTGAATCACTATTAGTAACAACGAAAGTTGGATGTAAGAATGATATAAGTTGTTTACCCCATGAACCACTAGCAACTATTGCGATTGGGTGTTTCAATGAATAACCACCTGAACCAAGAACACGAACTATCGTTGCACTACCAGCATTATTCAAATAGTTTTTAGCGGTATATGGAAGATATGACTGTTCATAAGTTCCACCAAATTTTGTTACGAAATCACTATAACCATTTACTATGGTCGGGACAAATGCAGGTCCCTTTAACGTGGGTCCAACAAGAGCCGCACCAATCGCCCCAATTCCTTGTGGGAGGAATGAGAGATCATTTTCATTGGTAAAAACTCCAGGACTTACAATTCTTTCATTAGCCACTTATTATCTCCAAAAATTATAGAATTAAATTCTCATATAAATATGAGCCAAAAACCCCAAACTATGATTTAGTTGGAATAAATTTGCCAGAATCTAAATCTAAAACCCCATCACCATATTTTTCATTTAATTGTTCTACGAGTGATTTTTCTTCATCTTGCAGTTTATTGTATCTATCTAACAATTCAGTCCTAACTTCATTCAACTGATCCAATCTTTTTTTCAATAGATGTAACTCTATTTCAGCTTGACCAATCTGAGCAGTCGTAGTTGCATATTTGGATTGAAGTGTTTTTACAGATTCAATATCTTCTTGTGAAAATTCTTTTTCTGTTGTTGTTGCCGAAACTTCTGACATATAAAACCTCTTAAAAATAAAATAAAATAACACATATAAATATAAAATTAAATTTCAATAAATGAATTTATCCGTCAGAATTATCAAATTCTTGTGGATAGATACCCGGTGATCCTTCGGAAGACCTACTACTAAGTCTTTTTATTCTGTCTTCATATGCACGCAATTCTTCATCAAACTCTTTATTCAATTTTCTAAAACCATTTTGATTCTGACCTGCACCCAAAATTCGTCTTGCATCAGAATTAAATGCATTAAATTCATCGCTATTTTGTATAAGTTCGGTTTTTTCTCTACCCAATACGGAATTTATATCGCTAAATGCTTCAGATACAAATACAATTTTATTTGCAGTAACCAATCGTTTAGTTGTTGTTTGTGCAGCTATATCTTTTGGTAATAAATAAGCATGAGCGGTTATTTGGAAAGAAGCACGAACAATCCTATCTTGACCCGTTGTGTTGCTATCCTCCATTGATATACTATCCATGTTTGTAGAAAACTTAAAAAAGTTTTTGTCACCGAATGCCTGACCACTGAAATATACAAAGTTCTCTACAATATAGTTCAACTGATTTTGATATTCACACCAAATAATAAAATCGTATGTAATATCAACATAATCTGGCATAGGAGTCATAAAATATTCCGATGGTCTTTTTGCACCATATTGTGTGCTAAATCTATCATACGGTGTTGTGGTATTATACTTATGACGCATTATGTATGCAATTTGATTTGTATTTGCAACCTTGTTTCGTCTCATTTCCGATTTTATATTTACGCTAGATCTACGAAATGTTATTAAAGGTGCAAGAGTTTTGCCTTTCTTATCTTTTAAGAATCCATCTTTTTGTATAGATGCCCATTTTTCTGCGTTTGCATAAATTGTTGGAACGGGAATGTATTCGCCATAATCCTCTATACGAATTTGCATTTTATTATCAATGAATGATTTTATTGCAAAATCAACATCATATAAAGTAACACCAAGACTTCTTGTTTTGTCTTTATCTCGTCTAACTTGAAGATGTCTGAAATCTCCGAAATCTGTTCTTGGATTTTGTATAGAATTTCTGTCATCGATAAAACTATCACGCGTTCTACGAAGTGGTGGTTTTCTATATTTGTTAGAATTTTTCATTATATGTTACTCGGAATATCGTTATTATCGTTTTGAATTGCAGGTCTAAATTCTTCAATATTTATCCTTGATCGTCTTGTCAAGTGAGTAACTGCAACAATAGAAACGTTATGCCCCCATCTTTCAGTAGCAAAAGAATAATCAGGATTTTTACCACCAAAAAATTGATTCTCTTGAACCTGATCAATTTCCCAAAAATCTCCATTGTATTCTATTACATCACCGACTTCGATGAAAATTTCAACATCTTTCAACAATTCTCTAATGAATGCAAAAGTTGCTGATTGTTGGTAATCTTGTCCAAATTCAGTTCCTTCATATGTTTGTGCCTGATAATCTATCAATGCAGGAATTTTAATGGGATTGTGATATACTTTTTTATCAGATTCATTGTACAAATTTGTTTTTGTATCTTGTATAGATAGTTTGTAAACTGCAACTTCCGTGTCAATTATGTCATTAACCAATTCCATATTCAACTTATGAATGAGTCCAGCATCTCTTTGTCCATGAAATAATGGCATATTATTATCCTATGTAAATTGCTAAAGGTGTTCCATTCAAACTGGCAGCAAGTGCCTCCGTTTCTAATCTTTTTGCCTCTAATAATTTAGCACGAGTCATTGTGTCTAACATTGTTCTTAATTGATCAACCAATGCCTGTTTTTCTGTTCCAGCAGCACTTAACAAATCTGCAGCATTCAAGGAAGTTTCACCATTTGGAATTGGTATACTTCCATACTTACCACGAACATAACCGAGCATTTCTTTTGCCAATGCAAGACCATACGAATATATCCAAGTTTTACCAGGAGAATTTATACTCGAATATGTCATATAGTCATATGGAGCATTTGACATATCAGATACAGTTCCACCATCATATTTCAATGGATTACTACGTTCTTCTTTTACGATGTATTCTATCCATAATTTGAAATCCTTAACTGGAACTGGAAAAATGCGAAGTTCATTATTTATCAATTCAAATGTAAATGCAGATTTACGCATCATATCATTAAATTCTATTGCCTGAACACGTAATAAGTCTGCATACATGGGCATCAACATAAACGATACACCGGTTGAATATGCACCAAATCCAAATGTGTCAAGCATTGCCTGATTACCCAAATACGGATCATAAAATCGAATTGATGCAGGTGGTGAATAATGATGAACTCTTTTTATCTCTATTGAACCAGTTGGTGCCTTTATATCTCGGATTAAGGTGTCTAAATTATACCTCTGATTTCCCGTTTGTATGTCAATAGAAGAAGAATAAAATCTAACATTACCGTTTGTAAATGTTTCCGATCCATACTCTGTTGCCAATTGAATCAATGGACCCATTCCAGTTGAAATATTCCTTTGTGTCAAATTAGAAGCGGTTGGTGAACCCATGATACTTAACATATTCTGTTGTATATTGAATTGATTCACATGATACGAATATTCATATGCTGCCTCTTCCAGACAAGTATAAAAATTAACATCTTGCAATTCAACATCAACGATGGGATAACCTAATCTTTTAGCACACCAATCTGCAAAGGCGTCTGCATCCGACTGAAATTGTAAGTCATTATCAAATGTACCAAACGGTGTACTGCCTGTTGTAAAACTTGAACTACCAGGCCAAATTGGAATTTCTACCATTTACTTCTCGGATTTGTTTTCTTCAAAATACTTTAATATATCATCAACAATAGGATGACGGTGGTTTGTTTTTAATTCATAAACCCCAAGTCCATTTATTTTGTCTTTCATATTAAATAAATATGGTAATCCAGAATCTTTTTTCTGTTTTAAGTCAATCTGTGATATATCACCGGTTAGCATCATCTTTGAATTTATACCAAGACGAGATAATATCATTTCCATCTGTGCCTTCGTCACATTTTGTGATTCATCTACTATAACACAAGCATTTACAAATGTTCTACCACGAAGAAATGAAATAGGAGCAATTTCAATCTTATCTTCCATCATTAACTTTTCAATTTTTTCTTTGTGATATAGTTGGAACATATTCGCCTGTATAGGAGACAACCAAGGATCCATTTTTTCTTTTATATTACCTGGAAGAAATCCTAAATCTTCATTTGACACAGTTGGTCTTGTGATTATTATTTTTTCAACTTCACGGTAAAAGAAACATTCAAGAGCAATCTGTGTTGCCAATAATGTTTTACCCGAACCAGCTTTACCAACAAAGACCGAAATATCATCACGAAGAGCATCTGCCTTTATTCTCTTTTGCTCTTCATTCAGAGTTAATTGAAACTGTATTTTATTTTTTATAGTTTTTCTTCCTTTTTTTATTCCTGATGTATTTAGACTTGAACTTTCTTCTTCACTCAACAAATGTTCTCTGTTATCTGTTTCCTCGTTATGTTCAGAACTCATAATGGCTCCTATAATAATTTAGAAAGGGTGTCTCCCATTGATTTTACATCCGCCTCTATTTTGGATAGTATATTATCCAATTTTTCTGGCTTATGGGTCCATTCAAAACCTACAATGGCAATAAATTCCGAACCTTTTTTTATCGGATATACTACCGCTGATTTAGACCCTCTCTGTGAAAAAAATGCTTTAGTTATTAAGTCCTCGATATTATCTACAACAGGATATACCGCCTTATGATTTACTACATCTTCTACAAAGTTGGAATAAAGTGACATCGGTAAGTTTTGATATTGCTTAAACTCCGTGCTAACACCTTCTTCGAGTGACTCGAATGATGTTGAGAGTTTGGTCATAGATTTGCCTGTTTTGTATTTACCACCGTTGTGTCTTTGAAGAATGAATGCACGCTGACATTTATATTCTTCTAACAGTTGGTCTAATATGGTTTGGATTAGTTTGGAATGAGAAATCTCTCGGTCAATTTTCTTTTGTTTGTATTCACCGTATTTGTATTTTAGGAACCAAGATAGGAAAACACCAAGAAGTGTAGCCATACTGGATACCGCCAATTTTATGATGTCTATGTATTGAATTTGAGTTTCCATTTGTAATAAATAGCAATTAGAAAATAAAAAAGGGTGACAAATATCACCCTTTGTAAAAAATTATTTTAGTAGCTTTACTTCACATATAGAAGATTACCGTCTTGAATCTTAAACTCACCACGAGGATTGTATGATTCCGTTTTTCCTTTTTCGAGTAATTGTAAAACTGGAACTATGTTTATGAGCATTGTTGCTAGTGTATAAACAAGCAATACACCCTTAACACTTTTAATAAAAGCTTCTGCGGCAGTAACTAATGG